TTTGCATTGACAGAATCCGTCAGTAAAGCTTGAAATTTTCCACTTTTTTCTCTTATGCAAAACTTGTTTGCAACAGTGTTTGTGCCGCCAATTATTATTCCTTGGTTTAAAGAAGTATTGTCTACAGATGCAGAAATCCAAGCTGTAATTGTTCTAGAATCTCCGTTACTAGCATTTGAAGGACTGGCATTTACATAATAAAGATTTTCTCCTTCTATAAAGACAGAATTATAAATATTTTCATTTAGTTTAACATTTATGTTGTTTGTTACTCTTGGGAATTCAATTTGTTTTTCTGCACCTTCAGCGATAACAGATGCTGTAACATACGGAGCACCTGCAACTTGATAGCACCCAACATTGTTAAGACCTGCTGTATATTTAAAATTATCGCTCATTGTTATTCCGTAATTCCTGGCCCTGTTAAAGTAAACATTCTTTCAGTTGGAATATGAGTTAAAGAAGCATACAGTGAATACTCTTGTCCATTTGTACCAGAAGTGAAAATCTGTTTACATTTAACATCAAAAGTTTGTTGTTCACCTGCTGCAATCTCAAATTTGTTTCCTCCTGGAGATGATGCATCAAAAAACACATACATATCTGCAGCTCCACGATTAATGAAAATTACTTGTTTTGTAACTTTAGGGAAAGTGATTGTTGTTGTACCAGCACCTTGAGCTGCATTTTTTGTAAATGGTCGTCCCGCTACTTGATACGAGCCTACATTCCTAAGAC